ATTTTTCGTGCGTGCTACCGTTACGGAGAGGTCGAGCACAGCGAGAAGATGCGCGATGCAAAGAAGATCAAGTTCTACATTGAGGCAGAGATTAAACGACTGGCTAATGGGGGTGAGTGATGAGAGACGCAGAGATTAACTTAGCTATTGCTAAAATTGAGTACCCCGACTACAAGATCGAATCTTGGATAAGTAGTGCAGTGGTAACTCCTCTCAGGCATCCAAACATAAGAGGCATAGATTATAGGGAGTGGTGTTGGATTGGCCCGATCATTGAGCGCGAGAAGATTGATCTGCACTACGAGCCAATGACTGACGGTAAAGATTGGCACGCCGCTAGTTGCGGAAACATTGCAGAAGTGTGGGCAGATACGCCAACCAAGGCAGCGGCTTTGTGTTATTTACGAATGAAGGGAGTTGAGCTATGAATGAAGAAAAAACACAAGAGGATAGCGTAGAGAATAGCATCATAAAAAAAGCAAAATTTGAAATCAAGGCACTTACTGAAAGAGCAAAGCAACGTAACGAGGCGTGGTATCACGAGGCGGTACATCAAATTAAGTGGGGCGAGCTAGTCAATTACACTCTGAAGATAGATAATGCCGAGTTTATTAAACCTTACGAATCTTCTGAATGGCTTTGTTATTTGTTTGGAAATCGTGGCAATGGCATGGTATGGCGACCAGAGAAAGGCAAAGAGCCGAAATGGTTTTGGCGGAAGATGCAGTATCTTTGTTTTGGTAATAAGTGGGTGAAAGATGAAGCAGATTAATTATGTTACATATAAAACTGCATTTAACAACTCTAGTAATTCGGATTACTTTTAATGACCACAAAAATTTGTCCTAACTGTGACTCTACTTGTTTAGCTTTATTCAGTTCAATCCATAGAAAACTTTGTTTAGATTGTTATACATGGATTCCCTGGGAGCTAGACAAAGGGCAGAAACCTTTAATAGATAATAATCGAAGTAAATAATGACTGATAAAGAAACACTTGAAGCTGAATTAATCCAGCTATGTTATGACTTAAAAGTAGCTGCAGATGGATACGAAGAAACTGGCAGTATCGTACACCGCAATAGTATGGATGACTTTATAGACGACATTCTGTTTACTGTGGATCAAATATTAAAAGGTAGATAATTATGGGTTATCGAAGTGATGTAGCTATAGCTATAGACAAAGATACTTATGATGCACAAGTGCTCATTGGTGTAGGTATCAATGCGTTTTGGCATGACAGCAAAACAGTTATTGATGGTGCTTATCATTGGGCTGTTAATGGAACCAGGTGGTATTTGGATTATCCAGATGTATCTTACATGGAGTCTTTACTAGCAGCTATTGAAGAAATTCCAAGCGAAAGAGATCTTTATGGGTTTATACGAATTGGTGAAGAAAACGATGACAATGAAATGTCAGGTGATCCAATGGACTACCATTTATACATTGTTAGGCAGATTGAATCGCCTTTACATGCGGAGAATTGGGTATAGCTATGCCTACACCTATTGGAAAAAATAAAACTATATTCACTAACTTTGAAACCAAGTACATCAAGGTTATTGAGTACAGTCATTACGTTAAAAAACAACGAGATCATATGTGGGTTTTAGAGTGTAAAGTGTGCAATAAACATTTTACTACTAGAGCCAGTAGTATTAAAAAAGTTAAATCCTGTGGATGTTTTAGATCAGGTGTAAACCGCTACCATCCACTAGATAGTCCACTTAACTATAGAACTTACTCACGCAAACAAATACTCGCTATGCCTTGGGTAATTTAATCCGGAGGTATCTAATGACACATTACGTACAAATTACAATTAATGTGCCTATAGACGATTTAGAAGTTTTAGGCACAGTAGACAAATACACTGAAAAAGTAGAGTTTTGGGGTGGTATTACCTACGAAGACTTTTACGAAGTAGAGATTCAAGACGTTAAATTTAAAAACTATGAGATCGTTGAGTATGACACAGATACTCTTCAAGAAGTTTATTTGCAAAAAATTGTAGGAGAAAATTAAAGATGTATATTACAGTTACAAAACTAGCACAAATAAGAAGTTTGTCATGAATACTGACGAACTAGCTGCATTACTGTTGATAGCACTAGCTACACGCAGTGATTTGGATCCAACCGCTTTAATACCTACAGCTTTTAATTTAGCTGATGAATTTATGGAAGGATGTGCTAGTCAACATAACAATGAGGACTAGCTTATGAACCAAACAATAAACCGAGTCTGTTCATTATGTGACGGTGAACTTCTGTATGTAGCCTTAGTAGGCTGGGAGATAGACACTCAACGCTTTGAACCCAAAGACTTTTATCCTGAGATTTATTGTAGCAGTTGTGATGCTTACGTAGATGATAAAGAAATTACTGTTAATTACTCAGGACAATAGTATGTTAATTTCAATTAATGAAATGAAAGAAGCTTATGCATTGTGGTTAAAAGGTATGCCTGTTAAATGGTTTCACAGTGAATTTGGCGTGTCTTACAGCACAATGTCTAAATATTTACGTCAATACGATAGATACGGTGACACAATGGAAGATATGTACCCTAAAGAAGTTTACAGGGGCGAGTAAGTGCATTTATATCTAGGTTTAGAGTGTGCGGAGTTAAGAACTATGGCTAAAAATAAAACTTATAATCCAACAAGTTTATACACCAATTCAAATTTAGAGTATGTATTAAGCAAAATTGATGAAGAATCAATTAAGAACAAAAAGACTTGGCTATCCATAGCTAGTATTAAAAAGAATCAAATTTGGCACGTTCAAGTTGAGTGGCAAGCAGCAACAACGTAAACTATAGTTGAAGTGAACTTTGCAAAGACGCATTAGTTTACTCCCCTACAGTTATACCTTGCCCTACCTCGTGTAGGGCTTTTTTTTGTAAGAAAATAATAGAAGCTATAGGAGACTGATTATGGGATTCCATAAAAACCAACTTATTTTACTTGAAGATTTATTTGCATCAAATCGCAACTCTATTCGTATTGAGCATGAAGAGCACGGTACGTACATTTATATTAATGATGAGTTGTTTGACGAGTTTGAAGATTTGCTAGAAGCCACAGAAGAATTGGCAGCAATTGTTAAAGCTAATACTTATGATGACAAATAGGCAATCTAATGAAAGAGTACCATTTTACACCGGATGAATTTCCTAGCGTAGCTTTGCTTATTAAAGACAAAGCCTGTAGCTATGACTTGTTGTACTCCTATTATGTTAGGTTTATTAATAGCTCTGTAGTAGCTTTATCACTGGAGTATCCAGATAATAATAAAATTACAGCCGCTATTGCTAAAGAGTACCTGCAGCATATATTACCCATCTTAAATGAAAATAATATTAAGACGTTATATGTTGCAGATTCAGCTTATTTTAAGTTTTTAACCAAGAAAGCAAAGACTGAACCTTGTTATGGTTATGTGATTCCTTGTGCTATCAAAAACTTTGAACACATAAACATTATTTACGGTGTTAATTATCAAGCACTGTTCCATAACCCAGCATTACAAGACAAATTAGACTTGAGTTTAAAAACCCTTAACAGCTGGTTACAGGGGACTTATACAGAGCTAGGGCATAACATCATACACAGTGCTTATTACCCTGAAACGCTCTCTCAGGTTGAAACAACACTATCTAAACTACATCAGCATTCCATGCTGTCTTGTGACATTGAAACTTATGGTTTGGATCTGGCTAAAGCTGTACCTGCTACGATTAGCTTTGCCTGGAACCAACATGAAGGTATTGCTTTTAGAATTACTGACGAAAATATACCTGCAATTAAAAAGTTTTTTTGTACATATTCTGGTACGACTATGTGGCATAACGCTACATTCGACATACGTTGCATTGTGTATCACTTATTTATGCAACACCCATTGGATTATGAAGGCATGATCCAAGGATTAGATGTTATGTACCGTAAAGTGCACGATACTAAGTTAATTGCTTATTTGGCTACTAATTCTACTACAGGTAATAATTTAAGTTTGAAAGCTATAGCTTTTGAATTTGCAGGTGATTATGCTCAAGAGCAGATTCATGACATTACACAAATACCTGAAAAAGAACTGTTAGAATATAATTTAGTAGACGCCTTATCTACGCACTATGCCTACAGTAAACATTACCCTACTTTGGTTCAAGATAACCAACTCGACATTTACAAGAACCTATTTATTCCAGCGTTAAAGAACATTACACAAATGGAATTAGTAGGTATGCCAATGGACATGTCTGTTGTAGATACCTTGGATCAAGAACTTAATGATTTACGTGAGCAACATAACCAAGTGATCCAACATAGTCAGTTAGTTAAAGACTTTGAATGGGCACTTACTAAAGAAGAATTTGTTAACAGAAATAAAGCACTAAAACGTAAAGTGGTGTCTTTAGATGATTGCAAAGTATTGTTTAACCCAGGAAGTACAGTACATCTAACCAAGTTGTTATATGACCATATTGGCTTTGATGTTATTGATACTACTGATACTGGGTTACCTGCTACTGGGAATAAAACTGTTAAAAAACTTATTAGTCAACTTAAGACTAAGTTCAATATTTCTGACGAAGAGTATGATGCCTTATGAAAACCAAACAAGAAGCTCTTGAAGCTTTACGGTTGTTAAAGAGCATTAATGTCCTAGCTGAAATTAACAAGTTACAAAATACATTTATCAAAGCGTTTAAAAATAAAAGCATACCTAAAGCAGACGGTAGGCATTATTTACATGGTAACTTTAATTTAGGTGGTACTGTTTCTGGTCGTATGAGCAGTAGTAATCCTAACTTACAGAATCTACCGTCTACTGGTACTATTTACGCTAAGAAGTTTAAAAAGTGTTTTGTAGCTCCTGAAGGCTGGGTATTAATTGGCGCTGACTTTTCTAGTCTGGAAGACCGTATTGCTGCATTGACAACAAAAGATCCAAATAAATTGAAAGTCTATGAGGATGGATACGATGGCCACTGTCTCAGAGCTTATGCGTACTTTAAAGACCAAATGCCAGACATACGTCAAATACCTGAAAATAGTGCATTAAAAACATACTGTGCAAATGTAAATGGCACCGACATTTGTTTTACATCTGGTGATACTATAAAATACAAAAATAGTGCATACACTGGAGAAGAATTTTATGAACTTTTTACCAATAACAGGCTTTGAAGATTCATATGCTGTAAGCGACACAGGTGTAGTGAAATCTATAGCTAGATATGTTTTAGGTAGGGATGGTGTTTATTATCCACGCCCATCTAGAATATTAAGTGCAAGACCTAATAAACGGTTAAAATACCCACAAGTAAGTTTGTGGAAAGATAGTAAGCAATACACTAAGTATGTACACCGACTTGTTGCTATAGCATGGATACCTAACCCACTTAACTTGCCTGAAGTAAACCATATAGACGGTGATAGGTTAAATAACCAGGTTAGTAATTTAGAGTGGTGTACACGTCAAGGAAATGCAATTCATGCAGTTAGAACAGGACTTAAAACATATACTAGTAGACTTACAAAAGAAGAGTTTATCCAATGTTTACATGATGTATTGGAAGGTGAAAGCTATTACAGTCTATCTTTACGTCTACCGTATAGAGTGCCGTATCTTTCTACAAAAATACGTAAAATTGCTAAAGAACAAGGCATTGAACATTTACTAGATGCCGAGTTGTTAAGACAGAAACAAGAAAGAGCAAGAGTTAATGGAAATCCACATATCAAATAAACCTGATTCTATTCACGAAATCAGTAATAGTGAATTTAACCGTATTCAAATTAATAGTATTGAGACTAAATACAGTCAATGGAGGCAGAAGAGCAAGGGTCCAACCTTTGCTCTTACGTAACGTACCAAGGAACCTGGCATACATTAGTCAATAACCTAGGCTTTGATCCAAAAGAAGCTAAACAAATTGAAGACAATTATCATGAACTTTACAAAGCCAGTGATGAATGGGTTCAAGATAAGCTTCTGAAAGCCTCTAAGGACGGTTATATTGAAGTTGCTTTTGGACTTAGGGTAAGGACACCAGTATTACATAAAACATTGCTTAATCGCTCTCATATGCCGTTTGAAGCAGCTGCTGAAGGCAGAACAGCAGGTAATGCGCTAGGTCAGTCTTATGGGTTGCTGAATAATTACAGTGCTATTAAGTTTATGGAAGAAGTTGCTGAAGCTAACTTAAGCCATCAAATATTGCCTATAGCACAGATCCATGACAGTCAGTATTACTTAGTAAAAGCTGATCCTAATTTATTGGCTTGGATAAATAATCGTCTAATAAATGCAATGTGTACGATACCGTGCAGTGAACTTATCCACAGCGAAGTTGGCCTTGAAGCAGAGCTAGAAGTGCTCTATCCTAACATGTCCTGCAGTACAAAGCTTTCCGGTGATGCTACTGCTAAAGAGATTTACGAGATGTTTAGCTAACGGTTTTGGTTATTCAACCGTGCCTCCGCAGGAGTGGTTCACCTGTAGCTACAACGAACTACCCCCTATCACATACATGCAATGAACCAGAGGTTTATCATGCTTACAAATTTAAACAATCTCAGCATGAGTATTGCTGTCTGGTTAGCTGATGATGACTATGACCATAATAAAGACACTAATACGCTAAGTGCTACTAGCCTTTTAAAACCTACAAAAAGTATTTTACTTAGTTCTAGTATTCCTACTCAAGCAGCTTCAGTTGATGTATTAGACCTTGTACCTAGTCGGATGGGTACTGCACTACATACTGCTATTGAGCAAGCTTGGTTAAAAACTGATCTAAATGATACGTTAGCTAAATTAAATCTACCTAACAAAATACGCAACAATATTGTAGTTAATCCTAATCCAGAAGATTTAACTGAAGATAGCATTCCTATTTATATGGAAATACGTCGTGAACGTGAACTTCTAGGTTTTACAATTACAGGTAAATTCGACTTTATTTGTGATGGCGTACTAGAAGACTTTAAATCTACAAGTACGTTTAATTGGATTAACCAAAGCAATAAGCAAAAGTATATTGAGCAAGGTAGTATTTATCGGTGGCTTAACCCAGATTTAATTACTGAAGACTATATGCGTATTCAGTATATTTTTACTGATTGGTCTGCAGTTAAAGCTAAGTCTGATCCAACGTATCCTAAATCTCGCATTGTTACTGAAAAGTATCCCTTAATGACCCCTGGGGAAACTGAAGCCTTTATAGCAAATAAATTAAACGAATTAATTAGATATAAAGATCTTGACCAAAGTGCTATGCCTGTATGTACTGCAGAAGAGATTTGGCAACGTCCAGCAGTTTATAAGTACTATAAAAATCCAGCCAATAAAACAAGAAGCACTAAGAACTTTGATGAATATTGGCAAGCATACCAAAGGTATGTAGACGATGGATCTATTGGTGAAATCGTTACTGTAGAGGGAAGTGTTGGCTTTTGTAGGTACTGCCCTGCAGTCAGCATATGTGAACAAGCGCACGATTATATTCGCAAAGGACAATTAATATTATGAAACTCATAGAAGATATGGCTTATTTTGCTCCGCAAGAAAAGCTAGTAAATGCTCTGATCAAAAAGACCCAAAACAATAACCCACAATTCTTTAGAATTTTGGTTGCTTATTATTTTTCTAAAATAGCAGCGTTAATGCGTACTGACATTAATACCACTGATCGTGGTGTTATTCCTGTTAATACTTATGCCATTAACCTGAGTGTGTCTGGTTCTGGTAAAGGCTTTTCTACTAACATTATGGAAGACTTGGTACTTCAAGGCTTTAAAGATGTTTATATGCAAGAGACCTATCCCATACAAGTAGAAAATAACTTGAACAAGATGGCTAATCTTCGTGCAGCTAAATCTGGTTTAGACGTTTCTAGTATGCTGGAAATTTTAAAGCATGAGTTTGAAACTTTAGGGCCATTAGTATTCAGCTTTGACTCAGGTACTACACCTGCTGTTAAGCAAATGCGTCAGCAATTACTGATGGCTAATGCAGGTGCTATCAACCTAGAAATGGACGAGATGGGATCTAATCTGTTAGGTAATGCTGAAGTGTTGGCTACCTTCTTAGAATTGTATGACGTAGGTAAAGTAAAACAAAAGCTGACTAAAAATACATCAGAGAATCGTCGTGGTCAGCAATTAGATGGTCGTACACCTGCCAATATGATGCTGTATGGTACACCCAGTAAATTGCTTAACGGTGGTAAAACCGAAGAAGAATTTATTTCTATGTTGGATACAGGCTACGCTAGACGTTGCTTGTTTGGCTATTCACGTAAAGTGAATAAGTTGGGTACACCTACCCCAGAAGAAGCCTACAAACAGCTTACAGACACGTCTATTGATCAGGACTTAGATGCACTCAGTGCTATGATGGAGAAGCTAGCTGATCCAATCAACTTTAATTTAAGCATTGATGTCAGTAAGCAAATCAGTATTGATCTACTGCGTTATAAACTAGATTGTGAAGAACGTGCAGAGCAAATGCGTGACTTTGAAGAGTTGCAGAAAGCTGAACTTAGTCACCGTTATTACAAGGCTCTGAAGCTAGCTGGAGCTTACGCTTTTATTGATAGCTCCCCTAGTATGCAGTCATACCATTTAGAAGCTGCTATACGCCTTGTAGAAGATTCTGGTATGGCATTCCTTGAAATTCTTGAACGACCCAAAGCTTATGAACGTGTAGCACGTTATTTGGCTGAAGTTCGTAAAGAAGTAACCCAAGTAGAATTAAGTGAAGACTTGCCATTCTATAAGGGGGGTAATGCTCAACGTAGAGATATTATGAGCCAAGCTATTGCTTGGGGTTATCGTAATAATATTATTATTCGTACTAGCATGACAGACAACATTGAGTTCTTTAGCGGTGAAACACTTGACCGTACTGACCTCAATAAATTGACCTGTTCATACTCTCAGGATATTACTCAAAACTTTGAGTCAGAATATGCACCTTGGGATCAGTTACATAAACTAACATCTACCTCTGGATTGCACTACACAGCTCATCACTTTGTGGATAAATACCGCAATAGTGACAATGCTATTCCTGGCTTTAATCTGGTCATTATTGACGTAGACGATGGTACAACATTGAATGCTGCTCGATCTTTGCTTAAAGATTACAAAGCATTGTTTGCTACCACTAAACGCCATACTCCTGAGAATAACCGTTATAGGATTATTCTACCGTTAAGCCATACTGTTAAGTTAGATCCAACAATCTACAAACAGTTTATGGAAAACGTGTTTGAATGGTTGCCCTTTGAAGTAGATAACGCTGGTAAAGACATTGCCCGTAAGTGGGAAGCGTATGCTGGTGATTACTACTATCAAGACGGTGCAATGCTAGATGCTTTGTTGTTTATTCCTGATACTAAAAAACAAACAGAACACCACCAGAAAGTTATGGATTATGCATCCTTAAATAACTTAGAGCGTTGGTTTTTATTGAAAGCTGGTTCAGGTAACCGATCTAATACATTAATTAAGTATGCTTATGTATTGGTAGATAGTGGTTATGACTATGACGGTGTACGTAGTGCAGTCTATGCATTCAATAATAACCTCAAGAATCCGTTACCTGTTGATGAGATCGACAATACGATTCTTGTGTCAGTAATGCGTAAGTTAACTCAAAAAAACTAGGCTGCATTTCATGCAGTCTAGCAAATCATATATAGGTAATTAAAATGAATGACCATTTAGTGTTAGTTAGCGGTAAATCCGCTACAGGTAAGTCTGCGTGTTTGATGGATCTTAAAGATCAGGAAAACATTATTTATTTGAACTGTGAAAATAATAAAAAGTTACCGTTCAAAAGTAAGTTCAAAGAATTCACTATTCTCGATCCAATGCAGGTATACCAAGCATTTGATGAAGCTGAGACTATGCCTGGAGTGCATACCATTATTGTAGATAGCTTGACCTATCTAATGGATATGTTCGAAAGCGTTTATGTGTCGAATGCTAGCAATACGATGAAAGCTTGGGGTGACTATGCTCAGTTTTTTAAAAAACTAATGAGTCAATATGTAGTCCGTTCAAGTAAGAATGTTATTTTTACTGCTCATACATCAGACATTCTCAATGAGTCTGAAATGACAATGGAGACTATGGTAAAAGTAAAAGGTTCAATTATGAACCAAGGTGTAGAGTCATATTTCAGTACTGTAATCAGCACTAAAAAAGTTAATTTAAAAGCTTTGAAAGACTATGGTAATGATCTACTAGACATTACACCAGAAGAAGAGGCACTTGGTTTTAAATATGTTTTTCAAACCAAGATTACTAAAGATACTGTCAATGAGCGTATTCGTGCACCACTACGTATGTGGTCTACGCCAGAGACATACATTGATAATAACATACAGAACGTCATCGAACGTCTGCATGACTATTATGCTTAAGAAAAACTACGAGGATTAAACTATGTCAATTTTTGATAACTTAACTGATATTGATACCGTATCAGAACAATCTGATTCAGCACCTGCTAGCTCAGGTGCACAGTACGGCCCATTTCCTACTGATGCATACCATATGACTATTGATATGGCTTACTTGGATGTATCTGCTGGTGGTGCACATAACGTGAACTTTGTCTTCAAAGATGCTGAAGGTCGAATTGTACGTCAAACTATTTATTTTACTAACCGTCAAGGACAAGGTACTTACCTAGATAAAAAATCTGGTGAAGCACGTCCTTTGCCTGGATTTACTATTGCTAACAACTTGTGTTTGTTGGCTTCTGGTGATCCATTAGCAGTAGTTGGTAAAGAAGCTGAAGAAAAGGTCTTGTCTTTGTGGGATCGTACTGCACGTAAAGAACTACCTCAAAAGAAACACGTACTGGTAGATTTACTGGGCAAAGAAATCATTCTTGGTTTGCAAGAAGTTGTAGACGACAAGAATGTTAAAAATGCTCAAGGTGAATATGTACCTTCAGGTGAAACCATTACTATCAATGAGATTAATGCAGTATTCCGTGCAGTTGATCGTATGAGTCCTAAAGAAATTGTAGGTAAAGCTAAAGAGGCTACTGCACTTGATAACTGGATTACCCGTAACCAAGGTAAACAGCGTATTAAGAGCAAAATAGCTAAAGGTGGAGCTACACCTGCACCTAAAGCAGAGCCTACTAACGTAGCGACCATTGCGCCTAAATCAAGTGGATCACTGTTTAAGTAATTGTATGTTAGTGATTGCACCACTTAGAGTTCCTGTTACTAAGACAAAGTATTTTGTACTGAATCTTAATCAGTACAGGAACGCTCATTTTTATACGTTGAATACAGCCAAGATTCGATATAAAGAATCTTTGGCTACTCAACTTACCGATGTATTGTTAGTTACCCCAATAAAAATAACATACACGTTGTTTCCTAAAAATAAGCAGCGTGGTGACTTAGGCAATGCATTAAGCGTTCATCAAAAGTTTTTTGAAGATGCTTTGGTTGAGTACGGTTGTATATCTGACGACAGTTATAAAGAAGTGGTGCAGTCAACTTTTTTGTTTGGTGAAGTCGATAAAGACAATCCAAGAGTTGAAATACAAATTACGCAATGTGATTCCTATGAGTGATTTATTTTTTATATACGGTAAAGCTGAATGTCCTTTCTGTGACAAAGCCAAAGAATTACTGCATTCAAAAAACCTAGCGTTTGGTTATCTAGATGTAGGCACTAATCCTACTTGGCGTGACCCAGCATGGAAAACTGTTCCACAAGTGTTCTACGGTGGTGAACATATTGGTGGCTATAACGCATTAGCACATTATTTAAGTGAGAAAAATTTATGAAAATTGATTTATCTAGTGAAGAACTTCAACTAGCTATTGAAGAGTATGTCCGTAGACGAGGCATTAGCAGCGATAAGATTATTAAAACTGTCGTTATTGGCGGTCGTAACGGTAATTTTGGTACTGCAGCTATTTACATTTCTAATGATGTTCTAGCAGAGCTGTCAGAGCCACCTAAAACCTTCTTAGCAGTAAATAACCTGCTAGATAGCCGTAAGGTTACCCCAGAAGAAGAGTTCCTTGTAGAGCCTGAGATTGCCTCTGAAGACATTGCTAAAGACATTACTGAAGAAGTTGATGAAGAAGTTGATGAATCTGAGCCAGAACAATCTGTTGAAGAGTTAACTGTTGGCTGGAATGCATTTGTAAATACTATTCCTGCAGAAGAACCAGAAACTGAAAGCACTGGTTTATTTAAAGAAGAACCTGTTGAGCCAGCAAAAACAACTTTTAAATTATTTACCTAATTATCATTAGGCAGCGTTATGAAAACATTAAAAATATTTTTCTTAGCGGTGTTATTAGCCAGTGTAGGGGTAGTACTATTTCTAGCTACCCCTGTACTGATTCTCTTTGGATCACTGATAGGCATTATTGTGTTTGCATGGTTTCTTGCAGCACTAGCCTTTGCAGACGATTAATCTAACGTAACACCTAGTAATCTTAGACCTGCAGGTGTAGCAGCTGCACTTAAAGCTTCTGTAGGCAAACTCATAATATTCAACATACTTGTTGCTGAATCCATTGGCTCAGGTGCATCAGTGTTTAAAATTTCCTGAGCAGCTAGTAACGCTACCATTTGCACAGGGTTTTCTCTGAATGCAGTAACCAATGCACGTACAATACGTAATGGATACTTACTAAACATAACAAAACCAATCGAACTTGCGTACTCTAGCTTAGAGTTAGTCATAGTCTCGTAGTTAATAAACATATCTTGAACTTGTTGCAGAAGCTCTTGTTCACTAACATCTTGACCAATTTCTTGACCTTTCTTCACTTTGTACGAGTACACAGCGTATCTTGCTACAAAGTCACTATACTGAGTGGCTGTAGACATAAACTTATATATAGCGGTATCAGTACCCATGTAAGCAAAGTCTACGGCTGTTTTCAGTCCTTTCCCTACGCCTTTGTCACGACTAATGTTTAATGCTGATCCAAGGCGATCTGTAAGATCCTCAAGATATCTATCACTAAATGAAGCACCATGTTCTGCCAATTCAATTTCATCAGCAATGGTTTGAAATAAACCAGCTTTAATCAATGGCATAATTGGATTGCTATTAATACGGCCTATAACACTAGATAATTGATTACCTAAATCTTTACGTTGAGATGCAGTTAATGAATCTTTACGTGCATTTAGTTGGTTTTCTAAACGGCGTTGTTCGTAAGCATCTTTCAAGTAGTTGTGAATATGACGTACACCTTCAATTTGTTTACTCATCATGTAGGTAGGTGGTACACCACGGGCTACACCAAACAATGTGTTAGATATTACGTTGTCACGCAGTACTTGAGGGAAACGAATAACAATAGTGCGTTTACCAAACTGAACCAACTCTTGAAGCAATAACTCAATGAGCTTAGCCATCTTAGCACCGCCAGTTTTAGTGGTAAGTGCTTCAGCTAGGCTGTACTTAGCTCTACCAAAGACACTTTCAAGAATCTCTTCACGTACATAAAAGCTTTTGCCAAACTGCTTAGTGATGTAATCACGACTGTCTTTAGGCAACATACGGTAGATTTGCTGTATTTTTGGATCAGTAGAATCTGAACCAATGTAAACAAAGTCTTTGCGTTCTTTAGTGAAGTTTTTCTCAAAGTCTAATTTGAGTGCATCAATCATTGCACGGTTGTTGCCTTTAACATCCTGCTTTTCTTTGATTGCAGCCATCATTTCACCTAACAACAAAGGTGCATAGACTTCTTGGTTTAGTAGGTTAGTACGTGTTTCATCACTCATGACATAACGGTAATCAACTGTTTTACCGTCTTCGTTACGTACAGGCAGTAATACGTTACTCGATTGACTGCTGTAATTGGCAGTGGTTAGCTGAGTAAGAATACTGGTTTTATTGTTTTTACTGACTTTGTTTACTTCATTGTGTTTAGCAATGTAATGGTTTTTGCCAGATAATGCGTTAGCACTGCCATCATAGAATGATGTACCTGCTGCGCGTAAATCAGACATAGCCAGTACACCCCTATCCCGCATAGCTAACCCACCTACAGGGTTAGTGTACATAGCCATTGTTTGACTTAGTGGATCATTAGGATCAGTAGGCAACTGTTGGTAATAAGTGTACCCAGCTTTTTTCAATGCTATAGCGTCTTCACCTGATACAGGGTAAGGCAAAACTTTAAATGACATAAACTTATCAAAGACATTTTTAACGTAGCCTTTGGTAGTGAGCATTTCATTGCCTTGGAAGTTTTTAACCAAAGACTCTGCACGATGTAATGCTAACTGACCACTGAAAAATTGAATGCCATTAAATTGTTTGTTAGCTTCGAACTCAGAGTTAATTAGGTCTACAGCAGTATTACGCATATCACGGCTAGTATTTTGAATAGCAATTAAACTAGCTAAATCATCAATAGCTTGTTTAGCTTTGGCTCGTTCTTCAGCATTCATTGATGGTACTTGACCACCTGCTTCTTTAACGACTTCAGCACGAACAATCTGCTCAGCGTTAAGACCCAAACCTTCAACAGTGACTAAACCTTTAGCCATGTAGATGCCTAAACCTCTGGCTTGGTTAATGTAAAAATTACCTATTGGGCCTAGTGCTGACAATGTAGCTACAGCTGTTTTAATGCGTACACTTGGATCTTGTAAAGTAGAAATAACTTTCTTGTAGTTTTTACGGTTAATTTCACCAAAGATGTCAGTTAACCCAGTACGCATAAATACACGAGTTAATGCTTCACCTTGAAGTCTATCAATAGGCGTAGCAAATTGTGCTTCTAGATCGCCTGTAATAGCACCTACAGCACGTTGACGTTGTTGATCAATCAGAATACGACTACGTAATAAAATTTTCTCTACGTTCTTAAAGACCAGTGAATTAGCATTAAATATTTCAGCAGCAATTTCTTGAACAAAACCAACAGTAGAAATATTCATGCGTCTACGCATTTCACCGAGTGCTCTACTGTAATAAGCGTTTTGGGGATCAATCAATTTACCAAAGGTAAGTCTAGCTACAGCTTCTTTAGGCCCAGCACCTTCTAAAGTAAGCCTACGCAAGTTAGCACGATTGAGTGGAGCAAATACATGCTTACGCCAAGCATTGACTACAGTAGTGTTCAGACTGTCTATTGGCCCAGCAAATAGTTTGTCTAGCATGTTTAAGCGTAACTGATGTGACTCATTTAATTCGAGTACCATGTCATATAACGCTTTATCGCCAGATACGTTGTTTTTAGAACCAAACATTCGAGCTAAACGGAATACAATCTTATCAAAGTAATATTTCACAGCAGCTGCTAATGAACCATCACGATTGTCTTCTATTTTGTAACCTGGAATAGTTTTTAAGAAGTCATTCAGCTTTTCATTGGTTAAACCAAACGCTACAAACTCATGTAAGCCAACATGTGTATCAATGTCTTGGGTTTTACCATTAACTTTGACACGTACACGTACCAGTTTTGGATTATTAAAGATGTAATCAAACTGTTCTTTAGCTGCCTTTTCTTCTGCAGCTTTATTGGTTTTATAAATAATCTTACCGTCACTGTCAGTGTGTAAGAAAATCTTCCAACCTTTACCGTCATACTTTTTGTTAAGTTCTTGCTTTGCACGTCTCATTAGCTGATCTAATTTACGTACAGTAATAGCATTTTCTGGATCAGCAATACCTGTCTTACTGATTAAGTGAGCCAATTCGTGAACGTAAGCTTCTTTAGCTGACATTTGAACCAAAGTCTTAACAGGACGGTAGTTCTTGGTTAGCTCAATAACATTGTCAGGACGTATTTGTGCATAAATGCTAGAACCAATAGTACGAACTCTAAGTTCATATGCATCTATTGCTGGCATTACAGTAGCTACTAACGTGTTTACTACATTGCGTAACAATGAGTCATGGGTATCACTGATATTGACACGGTTAGGTCGGTCTACAGCTTCTAAGTTGTCATACACTTGAGCTACGCTATCAGCTTTTAGCTCATGGGTTTCTTGAGCATTAAATGTGTCTTTACGACTATAAGGCGTACTACCTAGTGTGTCACCATTGTTTTCATCTTTGTCGATGTTCTCCACAATGTTATCCACAACCTTTTTAAGACCTTTTTGGGCTGTTTCTTCATTAGTGAAATCAATGGCTAATTCGTCTTCAATGCCTAGTTCATAGGTTTGTCTGCCTGGAGCAAACTCCATATGATCTACAGAGCTTAAACGTAATTTGTAAGTGCTACGTTCCTGTTCGCTTAAGTCTACTTCTTGTTGTGCAGCTTCAAGCAAAGCTTCAATATCAGCAAGAGTAGCTTCTGTTAAATCAAGTTCCTTAGTTGCTTTAAGTTCTTTAATTAAACGACTGTAAGCTTTATTTTTTTGCTGATCTTTTAATGTTGAAATAAATTCATTCAATAACCCAGAGTCATCTTTAGTACGCAAACTATCAAGGCTAGTACGCATAAGCGTTACAGCGTTATCCAGCATGTTATAACGTGATGCGTTATCTTCAATGGCTCGTACATACGTGTTAACAGTTTCAGTCAACAAACTAGGGGGAGTGAGTACAGCATCAAATACTGACATGACTGTATGATTTTTAATCACACCTTCCATACCAGCAGCATCCAGTGACTGAATACCGTTAACAAATGCAGCAACACCTGGAGCATCAAAATCTAGTTGCTTAACATAAGCACTAATTGATTGTTTACCACCGGATAAAATAACTGATGCATTGTTAATATCGCTAAACATTGGACTGCTTTTACGTCCAACTTTAGCTGCAAAGTAACCTTCAGTTTTTACACTTGCATCAATGTACTCAAGGATAGGAGCATTTTGTTCTAGGAAAGCCTGAAATTCATCTCTAAATTGGGCTTCAGTAATTTTAGAGCTAATGCCATTAATGAATTTATCAAACTTAAATTTAAATACCGCATAAGCTATGTTGGTATACAAGTTAACTAACTTAGCTCGTTCACGAGATTGGGTCTGTAACTCTTCTAGAGCTGTTTCTAACGTTGATCCATACAATGTAGTGAACTGGGCACGTAAGTTGTCCTCAAGAGCTTTAGGTAAGCTCTCAGTGCGTAGATCCAATTCAGTAGTTAACTTACCATTAGTGACTGCATTAATTTGATCCAACAGTAATTGATACTGTTCTGGATTGCCTTTAGCTTCTACCAGTTTAAAGCTTAATTCTTTAATGAAGTGCTCAGTCAGTGTTTCAATTAAGCCTTGGTTGCCCGCCATGTAAGATGCTGGCATTACCAATACTTTGGCTATATCACGGTTAAGCTCTATTAAATGTGTAAGCTGGTGTAACTTAGGGTTCTTGTTGTTTTCAAGTATGCCTGTGACATGACGCATCCATACATCAATTAAACGGTTATAGTTATCACGGTTACTTTTATCAGCAGCAAATTCTTCTAAGCTTTGGGGTATATCACTAAAGGTGTAAAAACCACCTGCTCTTAAGATTTGATCAGACTCTGGTGTATTTGACGGGAACATACGTTCAGTCAGAATAATACCTGAAGTCTTAGCATCAGCTTCTACTACGTATTGCGTAGTAACTAACTTGCCTTTGGTTTGGCTATGATCCAACAAGTAGTACAAGGCATCTAATTGTAATTCGTCATTGACTATATTTTGTACAGCTGGGTCAGCTACTTTACCTACTTTTAATGCAGCTAATGCGGCTTTAATGTCTTTATTACGTAGTAAGCCAGTAACACTAGTAAAACTAAATTGTTTATCAAAAGCTTCTTGTAAACCATGCATTACTGCTGGGTCAGACTTGCTTACTTTTTGTACACCCCATTCTGGGCTGTAAATTAAATGACGTACAAGCTTAGTGCTTTGGTAGTTAAAAATACTACCGTTAACACGCATACGGATGTTGTCTTGTAAGGCGTAATCAAAGTAAAAGTCTTTATTATTTGTAGCTTTATAGCTTTCATAGAATTCTACAATTTGAGCAATCTCACGCTCAATTTCACGATTCTTAGCTTCAACATTTTCCTGGAAAGCTAGTGGTGTATTGTTACGAATATCAAAGTTGTAACCCATTAGCTTTTTAACAAAGTCTACAGTAGCTACATCACCTTGGCTTAGCTTATCTAACAAACGTACTTTATCTTTGCGAATGTTCCAAGGCACACTACGTTGCTTGTTAACAAGTGCTACACGATCTTTGCCAACTTCACCGTTTAATCCAATGTGAATAGACTTTAATGGTTTACGTGGCCTAAAGCTTGGCCCTCTAGCTTTACGTACAATGCCAAACATCTGTTGGAAAAAGCTAGGTGAATAGCTTTGTCTAAATAACTCTATAGCAGCTGTAGGTTGTTTGTTAAGTCCTTTACCTTTGTAAGCCAAAGTCACAAACACTGGATCATTTTCATATGCTCCTAGTTTGCCTAAATTAACTTGTTTAGTGTTGATATATCCTTGGCTTTGTAAGGTAGCAATAATGTGCAAACCAATAGATTTTACTAAACGATCATTAGCTAAATGGTCTACTAACTCTGGGTTTAGCTTAGCATCAAACTGCTTAAGAAATGCTTTACCTAAAGTATCTGCTAGCTGTGATCTAGGCATACCTTCAGATAATTGCTCGTAAATAAATTTAGGGATAACTTGGTTATCGCTATAACCCATTAGTTTACGAATAGCATAATCATTGTTGTACAGTGTGTTGCTAGCTTCTGTAGCTAACCATTCAAACGCTACTACGGCCATTGCTGACATAACGTTAGGATCTACTGCACCTTTTTGTAAAGCAAATGTCCCACTCTGTGAGGTAACTGTTTTGTCTTTAAACGTTACCATGTGGAAGAAATGTAGTGCTGGGTTTAAATTAAATTTATCCTGGTTATTAATTTTACGTAAAAATGAAAACTGCTGACCTTTAGCTGTTTTAAAGTCAGTAATCTCAAACACAGGTACAAATGCTTCACCAAATTGTTTAACAAACTTATCTAGTACTCTAAATCCATTTTCAGATTCACGACTAACAAATGGGATAGCTAATGTGTTGTTGCGGTATGACTCAAAGAAATTGCTAATGCGAGCTAAGACACTGCTGGTTCTACCTTCAGTAATCAATGTCACATCAGACTTTGGATCATAGCTACGTTTATTAACAGTAACATCACCGTCAATATTCTCAGCAATAGTTGGATTAACTTCTGCTTTGTTTAAAATTTGTTCAGCTGTAGTTTCAGATCCTTCAGGTGCAGATATACCAAAAGGTAATGCTGTCATTTCTGGGGGTGCTGCTACAAAAGCAGGTGCAGTATTGTTAAACCAATCGTCTAAAGCAGTTGCTGTAGGCTCAAAGCTAGATTCTTCGTTAACAATCGTACTGTCTTCCATAAACATAGGAATCTGTTCCATCAATTCCTGCTGCGTTGGAACACGTTTGCGTGTACGAGGTCTACGCACCGTCTGTTTACTATCTTCCACTTCTGCTTGTGCAGTAGCTATTTCAGCAAATCCAGCGACTGCTGAATCATACAGTGTCTGTGCTTGTGATGAACTGAATCCAAGTGCATTGCCAATAGTATCTATTAACGCTTTGAAAAAGTTATTTAATTTAGAAGTCTTCTCTCCTGTTAGTGTTATTGATTTTAATGCCAGTATTAGTTCTGGATTACTCAATGATTCAGCGATGAATTCTTCTAAGTTGGTTTGCCAGTAATCACTGGCGTTAGTAAACAATTGAGGTTCTTGTGCTGCAATACGTTTAGCACGTTCAAATAATGCTTTTAAACGTTTAACCCGTGAATCTGTCGGGTTGTCTTGAATAAAACGTGAAGTAGCAATGTGAATCTTTTCATGTAAAAAGTACGTGTAGGCATTACGATTACCTTCAGTAATACCTTTCTGTACAAATTCATCTAGACGGATGCTAGGGACAGCACCTAAATCACGGATAAACTCATCTTCATACCGAGCAATACGTTCTTTAAGAGTACCTTCAATAGCTGGTTTATCTGGGTTTTGTTCATAAGCCGCTAAGTATTCTTTTTCAAGAATGCTAGGGATATAAAAACCTTCTTTAGCTAGTTCAGCATGTGTTTGACTATCTACATCTGAAAACACTTGTAGCAGTGCTCTAAAGTCAGAATAGTTAATGCTTTGATCACGTGGATCAGCTAAAGCCAAGTGAGGTTGTGCAAAACCACGCCTTACAGCATCTAGTACACTGTAAATAGCTGTTTGTAAGTCACGCTTAACAGTGTAATCAAATTTCTGATCAATCCAAGCACTCAGTGACTCCATACCTTCAAATAAAGCTTCTTTGCTTATGTTACCTGTAGGAGGTGGAGTGACATCATAAGCAGTATCACGAATAACCTGTTCTACTTCTATTGCAGGTGTTGGGTCTTCGTTTTGCTCAGTATTATCAATATAGTTTTCATATTGTGCAAAGTCGTCAGCATCAATAGAGTTAGTGCCTTCATTTGGCTCAAAGTTTTCATCAATAACTTCAGTAGATACTTCAGGGATTTCTACTGGGGGTACAGGTGTCTCTGTGACTTCCTGTGAAGCTTCAGGAGCAACGTCTTGGGTTGTAGCGATAGATTCATTGATTACATCACGGAATGTTACCAAAGCCTCTGTATCGCTTTGTACAGTGCGTTGCAATTTAGCAAAAGCATTCTCACCACGTTTAGTACGACTGTCATAGATTAATTCAGTCTTTGAACCAAGTGGCTTAAACTTAGTAATACGTCCAGCTTTGTCACGCTCAGTGATTTCTACATTGGCTAATGGAATACGGTTTTCAGGTGTAACTCGACTGCGAACTTCTTCGTTGTAAGTACGTACTTGATCAATAGCACTAGCTTTATTGATTTGTGTTTCGACCCAGTTGTTTAATAAGGTAGCTTGTTTAGTTACATAATCAGTATTTCCACTGGTTAATCCAAGTAGAATACTTAACTCGTAGTCTTTTACACCTAGAGTACTGTCAGTTCCTTTGAATATTTCTTGACGAACTTCTTCAAAAGTTTTGTTAGTGCTATTGGCTCGTTCTTCTAATAGTTTATTGAACTTTTGTTTAGCTGTAATAGCTCGTTTTTCACTACGGCTAAAGTTTTTACTACCGAGAATACGAGTAACAGTGTCATCGTCTATTACACTGGATTCATCTAGCAGTACTTCAAACATGTACCTGCGTTTGATGACAGGTATTGCACCAGTGTTGCCAAAGGTATCGTCAATAATTTCATTAACAGCAATAGCCATATTGTCATCAGTAGGAACAAAACCTACTTTTTGTACAAAGTTATCCTCAAATTGAAGACTTCTGGCTTTCTCTAATGATGCACGTATGTCCTTAGCGTAAGTTTGCTTTTGCTTAGATGTTAAGTTTTCATTGGTTTCAACATCTTCAACAGCTTGCAGTGCAGCTTCTAATTGACGCTCAGCAATGTTTTTAACTCTGTCATTGAGTTGTTGTTGAAATTCTTCAGGGCTTAACTGATCTTCTTTTAGTGCTTCAATAGAGTCTGTTAGTTCAGTATCTAGTGAAGTTAATTCACTGTAAAAGCTTTTGGCTTGTTCACTAGTATTGGCTACATCTTCTTGTGCACGTTCTACAAGAACTTTAGCCCCTTGGTTAATACCTTTGACGGTTTCACGTGTTAAAGCTTTAGCACCTCTAGCTGCTTGTACAGGGCCAACAGCAATAGCTTCTACAATACCTTGAGTAAATATTTCAGGAGTATCTAACTTATCTGCGTCTTGTTTTACACCGTATTGAGTAGCTGCTTCGGTAGTAGCACCAGAAAAGAATTCTTGTACTGGTTGGAAGGTTGTAGTCCCTGCAACTTCACCAGTTTTAGCTGTCTTAGGGAAGCGTTGAACCAAGGATTGAAAGGGCTTACTTACAATTTCTAATGGGATACCTACAGCTTTAGCTGTAGTACCTATTGCACCAGCAATAGCCGGTAAACCTTGCATTAATATTTTGTCTGACGCTGCATCAGCTATAGCAGCAATTAACGCTGACTGACCAATAACAGTTTTTTCTTGTTCAGTTGGATTGCGTTTATTAACTTCAATAAATTCTTTAGTAATATCGTCATTATTACGTGCAAACAGTACTGCTGTGCTGCCAGTAGCAAATTTAGCAGACAGCAACATCTGTGGGTAAGATTCAGCAAATAGTTCAGTAGCTGCGCCTGGGTTATTTACTAAGCCTTTAGCAAATCCAGTAAATGCTGTGATAGCTGCATCTGCGTAATTACCTTCATTGAATGACTTAGCTGATTGTTCTGCATCAACACGTACTTCTTCAAGTAAAGCATTTTGTTTGTTACGGTTAACCAGCTTACTTGCATTTTCTTGAGCCATCTCAGTAATAGTAATGAGTGGTTCAACTGCTTTACGATAGTTAATAGCTTCTAAAGCTTGCTGACGGTTTGTAGGGCCAGTACCTGCATTAAATACTGATTCATCTACTCCAATAGCAGACTGCTCATCTAAGTACTTGGTAGCTTCTGTTAAGCCTTGTTGTAGTTGGGTCTGTCTTTCGAGAAGGTTTAGATCAATTAAAGTACCAGATTTTTGGTGTTTTGATACTTCTAAATTAATTGTATCTAATTCAGCTTTAGCTTTTTGTTCAACGTCTACAGCTTCTAAAGCTTTAGCGTATTTGCTTTCAAGCCCAGCAGCTTGAAGCCGTGCAGGTGCACTAAATACATCACCTATAATACGAACACCACCAGATAATAGGCTAGCACCAGTATTCAGTGCTGAACCCGCTACACTATTGGCTTCTAAGTTTGATACAAACGCATCTTCTTGTGCTGCTTCGTATTCACGTAACGACTTGTCAGCTTCAGCGTATGTTTCTAAAGATGATTCTAAATCAGCATTAATCTTATCTAGATGCTGTTGAAGTTTTTCCTGGTTATCATTAACAAAAGTTTTATCTAAACTGTTCTTAGCTAAATTAAGTAGTTTATCTGCATTGTTATCAGGCACATTTTTAATGCCCACATTTTTATCCAAAGTTAGAGCCATTACATGTGCCTTTTATTCAGCTAATCTTTTCTATAATTAAGGTGCAGTTACCTAGTTATCAGGGGTTTGTTTAATCTTTCTCTTCTATACCTGCTTTGATAGCTTCTTCTGTTAATATTTGTGAAATTAAACTGCTCTTAATGTTTTCTTTAGAACTGCGTTTCTTAATTCTATCTAAAGCATTATCCAATAACGTTTTTGCATCATCTTGATCAAACGTATCTGTCCAAGCGTCAGGTTGGCTAGCTCTACGCAAAATGTCTTGCAGTAAGTTAGTTGCTAACGTTGGGGTAATTTTAGATAACTCTGGATCGCCTTGAATTTTAGTTAAAGCAGTATTAACAAACGTGTTAGCTTGTGCTTTATCATCACTAAACCCAACGGTTCCTGAATCAAATTTATCCAAAGCAACGTTTAGTTTTTCATCTACTTCTTGCCATCCTGCAGCTCTAGCGTTTTCTTCTTGACGAGCTAAATAAGGTGCAGAAGATTTAACACCGCCCATATATTTATCAATGCCTTGCTTTAAAATTGCAGGAGTTACATTGACATTAGCAGCTCTAGCTTGTGCACGAATACTGTCTTCAAGTGAGGCTATAACTTGTGGTGTAGGGATTTCGCCTGTTTCATTGTATAAACGTAATCCATCATTGTTTGCAATAGCACTATCAACAAAACGTTCTCCAATAACTTCACCACGTTGTCGTGCTAAATCACTTGATTGGAAACGTCTTTCAGCTTCATTACTTACTAATCCAAGTGCAGACAATTGATCTTGTGGAGTCATCAAATTCCATTCAGGGATTTTACGAATGTCCATTGCACTTAATTCTGATCCAGAAGAATCACGTACTAAACCAGCAACAGTATTTAATGCGTCTGTAGACTTACGTTTACCTTCACCAAGTTGATAAGTCTGCTCATTACGTACACTTTGTAATCGGTCAGTTAGTCGAGTAGTTAAGTCTGCTTCTTGTGCTGCAGTGATGTCTGCCATGTTAATAGCATTTTTCCAAGCATCAATGTCAGTTTCACTTTTAAGATCAGCAACACCTCGTTGCAATGCTTCGTAACTAGGTCTACCCGCTTGTGTAGCAGCATAGTCAGTACGTTCTTGTGCTGTTTTAGTGTTATCAAAGATAGTGTCATCACGAGTGTTTAAAGCAGCTTGTGCTTTTTCTACGTCTACTAAACCACCATAACCTGCTAACTGATTTTGTAGCTCTCCTTTTCTAGCGTCATAGTCTTCAAGGGTATTTACCCCTTGTAGCTGTTGCATAAAACTACGGGTATTTTCGTCAATGTATTTATTACGGCGAGCTTCAATGCCTTCTTGGGCAGATGTAATCGCTTTATTGAATAAAGCACCAGCTGTCTGAGTATAATCAGCTAAATCAATTGGTGTGCTTCTAATCTGTGTCCAAGTAGCCATTGGTTATTACCCCTTAACCTACGATGTAATTCATTTTGTATTTTTCAGCTACAGGTGCTGTATTACCAGTATTAGGTGCTGAATAATTCATAGCAGTACTACTAGGTGCTGGTGCTTGATACGCTTGTGGTGCTGGAACGTTACTAGGCGACATATAAGCTTGTTTAGCACCTTCTACAGTCAAAGGTATAGCTTGAGTTGCCATTGTTTGATTAGTCAGTGCCTGAGCTTGCTGAGCATTGTAACCTTGGTTCAAGTAATCTACATACAGCTTGTCACTGCGTTCTTGGTTTGCCAACTGAGCTTGTGCACCCCAGTTCATACCAAACTGCTTACGTGAATCACTTAGTTGTTGCTTACCTAGTTTTAAAGTATTGTAGCCAAGATACATATTACCCAGCGAGCTAAGTGCTTTTGAACCAATGTCTAAATAGCCACCTTCTCCCCACCAACCTACATCAGTACTATTAGTGTCAGGGCCACCTCCACCTAACTTCAATATATCAGCAGGACTCTTACCAATCATAATAACCACCTATAAATATAATAAAATTAATATAGCACTAAATGCTAAAATATTAAATAAGACTACCGCTTACAAAGTTTTCGTCTAACTCTTCAAATGACTTAACATTTGTATGATCTAAAGAACTCTTAGCAAAGTTTTTAACGTAATCCAGAGTAATTACCCCTGGGTTTGTGTTTAGTGTTCTAAAATAAAATTGATCAGGAGACTCATAACGTATACGGTAAAGCTCAATAGCTTGTAGCACTTTGTTAGATAAACCGCCGTTGAGTAAGTCACGAGTAGATTCTTCTAAGTAGGCTTGTAGTGCTTCAGCTTCTTCACTAAATGATTCCCAATTATCTAGTAAACTTTCAAATTGAACATTAAAGTAAGCTTCACCCACAGCATCTACTGTAGTTAAAATTTTAATTGCATCACTGGCTTTATCACCAAAGCCATAAGTGAAATACATGTAGATAATTGCTGCTGTTAATATGCCTTGTAAGAATTCGTTGTCTATTTCTTTAGCAACGTATTCTAATGCTCTAACAACGCCATAACTAACTAATATTTGTGCTGCGATATTTCCAACATTACCCCAAAAAGTTGAAGTTACATCTATGCCTGTACCTAAGCTAACTATGATTGCTGTTGCTTGGAAGAAATCTAAGAACTGACCCGACTCATACCATTCTAAGTACACTGTTTGTTGTGAAAACACTACAAATGATGCGCCTACTACAGTTAATCGCTCTTGTTCTAATGTGTTTAATAAATTTAATGTAGGTATATGCAACGGTACTACAGCATTACGATAAGCTTCAGATAGTGTATCTGACGTTAGCTGAAATACATTGCCTTGGTTATTAACTTGATATGTATTGGTATCACTGTCATAAAATGGAAATTCTGCTTTAAATTCTAAACCTTCAATGCGTAATACATCATAGTTGTTAGCATCAATTTTTTTAGTTAATTCCATGTAACCAACAACAGTTGATGTTGGATCAGTCCAAGTAGTATTAATAGTTTTAAGGTAATCTTGAGCAATTGATCCAGTGTAACTGGTTTTAGTAATACGTCTTGCACCAATACTGTTAGTTCCTGAATCTGCTAAGTTGTAATAAACAATTAAAGGATCTGACCAAATATCTGCATCTGTGTAAGTACGAGTGATGTTTAGTAAAGCGTCTTCTGCTTGTAAACGTTCAATGTGTTTAGTACGTAAGTAATCAAAAAACTCATACATGTACTTGTATACAGCTGGCTCTGAAGAATAAATGTTAGGGCATACTCTAAATGTAGCATAACCAATAGTTGTTTCTTGCCCATTTTGATCATCAGCTTCTTCAAGCTGTTGTTTAACATCGTCATAAGACAAACCAAAAATGTCTAAGAAATGTTTGTACTGTTGTGTAATAGTTTCAAGACTAGCGTTATTGTAAGTAATGCCAGCAATAGCAGCCCAGTTAATACCTAGTGACACTAGTTTATTAGTGTAATCTGGGTCATCTAAATATTTAGCGTCACGCTTTAATGTAACCGAGGGGACTAGTGTATCAAGCTCACCTACGTCTATTTGCAGGTTAAAGCTTAATCCAAGGGTATTAGCGTTTAAATCATACAGGTAAAGTACAGTTGTTTTGTCTGGGTCAAATGTACTTTTAGCTACATCAGCAAAGTTTGCAATAAATACAGCAAACGTTGTAGTTGAATTGTAGCCAGTAATTGTTCTGGTTTCTGTACCAGCACTGCTAGTTAAGGTAACTGTAACTTTTGATCCAGAAGCAACAGCACTTGTAACGCTTTTGGTTACACCATTCTCTATAAAAGTAGATGTGCCTGTGTCGCTGTATTTATAGGTTAAGTAATTATTTTTACCTAATGTGTAATTAGCATACTCTAAAGGAGTAACTGTACGGTATCTACCTGTTGTTGGGTCTGCAGTATTAATTGACCAAGTTACGTACGTGTACAAAGGACTACTGACAGGATACAAAGATTCAACTAAGTCAGTGACTTTATTGTAATCTAAGGCTCTAAATGTATTATCTCGCCAGAAAATACCAGTATTTTTAATATTGTCGTAGCTATCAACAAACTGTTGGTATTCAGTATAAAACTTCTTAAGGGAGCTAGCTGGGTTAGCTAAACTAGCCTTAAGAAGTTCTGTAGCAATGTTACTATTGGTTCTAATAGCTGTAATGATAGCTCTAGTACTAGTGTTAACGTACTCGTCAATATCGTATAACGATTGTACGCTAACCGATCCTACATAGAGCGTATCTTCAGCAAATATCCCCACATCTATGCGCCTTCAGATAATCCAGCTTTACTTACTAGATCATGGAAGACTCCTGGGTATTCGCTAGTACTTAATGGCAATGCAATTGATCCACCAGATGTACGCTCTACTGCCCATAGATCTGCAATGATCTTAGCGGCTTTCTGTTCAGCATCTCTAGCAAAGCCATCTTTTTGTGCTGTGTAGAGTTCAACTTGTTTGAGGTAAACACTTTGATGCGCTGTTTCAGTGCTAAGTTTAGCCACCAACAGATTTTCTTCAGCTTCAATCTTAACAATCTGTGAAGCCATAACTTCAAGTTCTTTAGTGTTACGTGCATCTGCTCTAGCAGTAGCAGCAGTCTCTTCAGCAATACGAACCATAGCTAAATCAATTTCAGTTTTGACACGAGTCTTATCAACTTCAATTTTTTCAAGCTCTGCATCTAAGGCTAAACGTTCACGTTCAGTATTGTCGATAACTTCAAAGGCTTGTACGTCTGCTAATGCAATGTCTTTAGCAATCTTCTCACGCTGTGCAGCTGATGTTGCTAGCTCATCATTCAGTGCTACGTTTGCACGATCAGTACTGTCTAGTATTTCATTGGTTTGAGCACCTTTCAGTACAATCTCTGAATCAATGGCTTGACGGTCTTTCTCAGTACTAATGAGCTTATCATTAAGCTCAGTATTAGCACGAATAGTAGCATCAGCCACTTCGTCTTTCTGTGTTGTTTTTAGTGCAGCAGAAGCGTTAACTTCAGTTGTTTGTGAAGACAACAATGTGCGTTCACTTGCAGTTGTTAAGAGTTTGTCTGACAACTCAGTGTTAGCACGTGTAGTGCTATCCAAGACTTCATCAGTCTGTGCACCTTTAAGTTGTGACTCAATAGCCAGATTAGCAATCTGTGCATCTTGTACATCACGCTCTTTAGCCGTACTAACAAGTTTGTCAGTAAGCTCAGTGTTAGCTCGTATAGTGCTATCACTAACTTCACTGGTTTGTGCTGCTTTAAGTGCAATATCTTGAGTAGTTGACTCAACCTGTTTAAAGGTCAAAGTACGATCTGCTTCAGTAGATTCTAGCTTGTCTGCCAGTTCAGTATTGGCTCGTACAGTGCTGTCAGTTACTTCACTAGTCTGTGCAGCCTTCAGAAGCGCACTAGCTGACGTATCAGCAATTTGCTCAGCAGTTAAGTCTCTTTGTATTGCTGTAACCAAAAGCTTGTCAGAAAGCTCTACGTTAGCTCTGCTTGTACTGTCAGTAACTTCAGCACTCTGTGCTGCTTTGAGACTAATATCTGAATCAATAGCATCACGTTGCTTATCAGCAGTAAGCAAGTTATCGGTAAGTTCAGTATTAGCTCTAGTCGTAGAATCTGTAACTTCAGCTGTTTGGGCAGCTTTAAGAGTAATGTCAGAATCAATACCGTCACGCTGTTTACCAGAGGTTAACAGTTTGTCAGTTAATTCTGTGTTGGCTCTAACTGTAGAATCTTCTACTTCTCCAGTCTGGGCCACTTTAAGGTTAATGTCAGCATCTAAACCATCTCGTTGCTTAGCGGCAGTAGCTAACGTACTGTCTAGCTCTGCATTAGCACGTACAGTTGAATCGACTACTTCAGCTGTTTGAGCTGCTAAAAGCTCAGCTTGCTTGTCGGATTGCTGTTTCTGCAATGCAAACGTAATCGCTTGCTGCATTGCATACTGGATTGATCCAAGGTAGACATTGGCATAGTCAGCACCTTTGATCCGATTCTTTTTGTACTGTTCATCTAAATGAGCAGTAACACCTTTCATCAGTTCATCAAAGATACCATCGCCAGCAACGGTTCCTGAAGTAACTTCAGCTATATCAATGTCAGCCATTGGTTATACCTTAAAATTTAACAGTAGATGTATATGCTGTAGAACGTTCTACTGCGTTAACGTGCATTACGTGAGTTACGTCACCTGCATCATTAATTACTTCGTAACGGTATACACCTTTAGTATTCAAAATATCTGAAAATGCAATTGAACCTTCAGTAGTACTAGTAGGGGCAACAGCAGAGCTTAAAGCAATAGATTGAACATCACCTACAGGATCAACAGCACGTACAGAAGCCACACCGGATGTGACTGCTTCTGGTGAAGCTTCTTTAGGACGAGTAATTGTGAACGTAATAACGTCAACGGCATCTACTACAAACATATCATTTACCTTTTAATTTAGCCTTTCGCCATAGCTTGTTGTTTAGCCAGTGACTCAAGTTCTTCTTTAGTTAAGTCAGGAAGCACTTCCACACTATACTCAGGAACTAAATGAGCTTTGCGTACTTGTTGTCCCTTATTGGTTTTCTCAGTTTTAAATGTACTAAATTTACGCTCTTTAATTGCATCGTAAATAATCTTAGGTACATGCCAACCATCATCAGCATTAAATGGTACAAACTTTTTGAACGTGCCCATTTTAGAAGATCCAACAGAAAAGATTTCACCTTGCCAATTCTTTTTGTTTGGGTTCATGCAAGTTACACGAATACGAAGCAACTTAGATGCGTCTTTTTTGCGTTGAGCAATTACTTGCTTATGGCTTAATTCTTCTTGAACAATTTCAGCCTCAATCTCATCGTCTTCATTTTGTTTAGCTAAATGATTTTCAATTCGAATACGCAGTTTTTCTGCACCAATATTTTTAGTGTACTTAACACCTAAAAGATCAGCTTTAGCTTTTAAAGCATCAAGCGCATACGCTGCTTGTTGTTCTTCTTCAGTCATTTCAATATCGTTTGTATCATCAGTCATGCTAGTTACCTTTTTTGATAGTGGGTGATACCACTAGTATGTGTATTAAAAATAAAACCCCTTACCGAAGTAAGGGGCTAGTTTATTGCTTAAACTTCAGCAATAGTTTTGATTACCGCCAAACGCTCTGGACGGAGAACCATAGTACCGTAGTACCACTTGATGCTGTAGAAGCCAGTCTCACCATAGGGATCTTCTGGGCGTACAGTTTGAGCAGGTTTCATGTGGTTAATTTTAAACTTAACTGATTTACCGTCAGTTTGGAAACCAATAGTAGTAAATGAACCATCACCAATAACCAACATTGGGAATACGTCATAGTTACCGCCAGTTGCTTGGTAGCCAGCGTTAACACCTTCAGCAGCACCAACACCAGCCCATTTCATCATTTCAGGTACAACAATGATACGGAAGTTGTCGATAGCACCTACTTCACCACGAGCAACGTTACCAGCATCAGCGTATTGTGATACAGGAACAAAAGCTTTTTCGCTGTGGTAGTTGGTCAACTTCATCAAAGTTGGCAACATTTCTGAACCTACGTACATGTAGCGAGCAGCGTTAACTACTTTGGTGTCTACCATACGTGAACCAGTGATGATTTTGGTTTGCTTAGGAGTACGGTTGTTATCCAACTCGATAGCCAGTTTAACCAAGTCATCGTAGGTCAATACGTCAGGTGAAGTAGTAGTACCTTGCAATTCAGCAGGAGTAGTAGCATCACCAGTGAAACGTACAACACCAGCACCGTTCAACAAATCAATTTGCAATTGGTCTTCGGTGATTTCGTTAGCTGCTTTCAAACACTCAGAAGTGATGTGCATTTCCAGTTCAGCGTCAGAATCAAAGTCAATTGACTCTTGAGTGTACTCATCAAAGAAACCAAACTTCTCAAGAGAACCTTCAATTTCGATACGAGTCATACCAACACGGTTTACACGGCCACCAGCTTCAGACAAAGCAGGGATTTTGCCAGTAATAGTACCAATGTCTTTGCTTGAGCCATACAGGTTGCCTGGGTTTACTGCAGAACCAGCTGCATCCAAACCTTGGGTAAATACGTTAGCATCATCCAAGATAGGCAAGTAATGGTAACGCTTAATGGTTTTGCCCATGTTTTTGGGCATAGCAGTTACGTCAGCCAATTGTGAGAAGTACTGTTCTTTTGCGATTTCAACAAGAGCTTTCTTGTAGAAGTAGTCAGTACGTACTTGAGTACCGACGTTTGATTCGGTAACTCCGGGTTCATTGTATGATTGAGTCATGGTTATATACCTTTACCAATAATATTAAACAAATTTACTAGCAACTAATTTTTCAAACTCTTCATCACTTAAACTAAGTGGATTGAAGTTTTCTTCACGTTTAGTGCTAGGAGCACTTTTAGTAGAACTCGCAGCTTTCTTGCGGTTCGTAAGCTTTGGGTCTACGGTTGTCTTTGCTCTATTAACATTACTGGGTTTTGATATAACTTTAGGTTGGGCTTGCTGTTTACGAGCATTATGCTGTAAATGAGCAAAACCTCCATTGTCATTGATCATATCACCGATTTGTTTATAGGCTTCAAGATCAGATAAACCATTCAGTCTACCTAATACCCGTTCCCGTTCTACTGCTTGGCTAACAATGTCATAAATACCTGTCTGCATATGCTCATTAATGGTTCTAATAATACTAGGGTCATTAACAATAATATTTTTAGACGGGCTATCCCACTTGTTGCCAATAACATCTAAAGTAGCATTAAAGGTTTCTGTGTCTCGAATTTCTTCGAGTATTCCATCCAGTTCTACTTCTTTGTCAGAGACAGTGTAAGTATTGGGCTTATAACTATTAGCCGTTGTATCCAGATCCAGTGGATCAATTCCACTATCACCGATTAACTTCTTAATTGCTTCTGGTTCTTTTTTATCCAGATCAATTAAAAAGGTTAATTTGCTTTCATCTAATAACCCGTTATTCTCAAGCATCTTCATAATCTTGAGATTGGGTTTTAGAGCCATCATTTTCTTACTGTAGTTAGCACCCATTTGCATTAAGCTTCTAACATCATCAATGTTATCCACTTGCATTTCTTTGCCATTGGCTTTAAATGGCGCTAAAACTTGTTCATACAGTGTTTTATAGTCGATTTCTTCATCTGATTCAACTTCTTCATCGTCAGAAGCTTCTGTAGGCTCTTCTGAGTCATCTTCTGCTTCAGGCAAATCATCATCAGTGTCTTCAACTACTTCGTCTTCAGCGTCTTCTGAAACAGTCTCAGAGTCATCTTCAGATTCAACTTCAGTGTCTTCGTCAACAACGTCTTCTACTTCTTCAGTCTCTTCAACTTCTTCAGTGTCAGCTACGTCTTCTACAATGTCGTCTGCTTCTTCTTCTTCATTAACACCAGATACACGTGCTAGTTCACGTGCAATAGCATCATTGATGTCGTCATCAGACATTTCCAGTGGATTGAGTTCCTCAGCAGTACTCATATTACACCGCCTCGGCTAGTAGCTCTTGACGTGTATTTTCATCGTCTTCAATAGAGCGTTCAGCCATACGACCCAACTGGATCACACTGCGGAAATATTGGCGTAGTACACCAATCGCAATGATTGAGTCATTCAATTGTTTTTGGTACTTTTCATCCTGCATTTCAGGATCAGCTTTTAGCAATACTACACGGCTTGCTTCTTTTACAAAGTAACCATCATCAATAATTTCTTTAAAGTCTTTGTTTTCAGTAAGCCTAAACAAAGCTTCCATCTTAGCGATGTGTTCTTTAGCAGCGGCAATACTTACTTCAATTTCTTCAATTTGTTGTTCAATCATTACGCGTGTCCTCATTTAAGAGATAGTGTTGTTGAGCTTATGGTTGCTCGTTACCCATCAACATAGAATCTGCAGCTTTTAGATCCAGCTGAGATTTTCTGTCGAAATCCTTCTTAGCCAATTCACGTTCAATGTCTTGGCCTGTTTGTTTTTGTACAAAGTCCAAATCTTGTTGATCTGATCTGCTTTCAAGATTACGTGTTTTAGCCAATTCAACTTGAGTCTTAGCAGTTTTAAGTTGTACATCCACTGCATTTTCTTGGCCTTTAGCACGTTCATTCATAACTTGTGCTTCTAGCAATGCCAATTCAAGTTCTGCTCTACGTTGAGCTAATGGGTCAGGTTGTGGCTGGTACTCTTTAATTTGTTTAGCTAGTTCAGGCATCTTACGTAAACTAGCAATGTCTGCCAGGATCATACGAGACATATTAGGATCCATACTATTACCCATCGTTTGAAGCATGAAAGCCAATTCTTGTGCTTTTTCATTGTCTGCTTCAGCCGTGCTAATGCTAAGCCTAAGATCGTAATTACCAGCAAGATCATCTCTGCGTACTTCTACAAACTGTGCGTTAGTTACACGAACTACTTCTGTATCGGACAAGAAGACAGCATTCATTGCAATAATTTTACGGCCTATTTCTTTGATGCCTTCAGCTAATCTACGCAAGATAGCTAACTCACGCTTACTGGTAGCGTCTAATGCACTACGAATGCCTGTAGCAGTATTGCCTAATGATTGTCCGCTAATACCGGTAGTAAAGGCTTTAACACCTGTAAGTGATTCAGCTTCTTGGTTTTGCAGTTGCAACATGAACTGTGCAGACTGTGGAATCTCAGGGTAGGTGTGCATATGAAATGCTTGTCTTGGATCAACGTTAGCATTGAACTCATAGTCCATACCTTGATCAAACTTACGCTTGTTAGTTAAATCTAAAGCATCTTTACGTACTGCCATTTGACCATTAGCACTACGGCCCATAATGTCAATCATGCCACGTGTAACAGCACCAGCAATTTTTTGGTTATCTTCTAACAATGCACCATCAGGTTCACCGTAAATAGATTTACGTTTAGGTAAGTATTGAACCAAAACAAATGGGAGCTTTTGATCTGGGAATGGGTTTTCTTCCATACGGATAATAGTGTCACCTACAAAGGTAGCCACAATAGGTTTAACAATACCGGTATTATCAATATCCCAGTAACCCCAGTATTCATAAGCTACAAACTTTTGACGTGGTTTATCTTTAAAGCTAAACGCACTGTCATCATGGCTAGCATGATCAGGTTCACTAAGCACAGAAGCGTTGCTTACTTTGATTTGATCCAAGTTAGAATATTTACCGTCTTTCTTTAACTCAGACAGTGAGGTTTCAAAGCTATACACAATAAAGCTAGCTTTGGTTAAATCACCTTCACAAGTTGGGTCAATAATAACGTTACGATAATCACATACTGATACTGTAGGTTGGTTTCGTAATACGTTAGTTTCTTCACGTACTTCAGTACCTACTAATTGGGGTACAACTAGCTCACCTGATTCCATTAGAATTTCATGAGCAGTACGCAATTCTGCAGGTAGATTGTTATATTCACCAATGTTCTGTTGCATCAATGCGTGAATTTGTTGGTGCTGTTGAGCTACTGCAGGATCTTGAGTTGTTACGTATTCAAAGACAGGTACTTCTACTTCAACAGTTTCGTCTTCGTAATCCCAACCTACACGAACAATAACAGTACCTTCGTCTACTGCTGTTCTAACGTAATCATCAATAAACTTAACTTTATCTAGTTTAGTATTAAACTGATTATTAAGAATAAGCTGATTTTGAAATGCTCCAGGTTTGTCTTCAAAAGTAATAGGTTCTACGTTAAATACATCCTCAGTAGACAAGAAAGGTTCAGACAGTGAAGAGTAACGCCATTCTGCTTGCTTACGAATAAGTTTAGGAACAATTTTACTACGGCCTTTCTTAGTATTAACTCTAGCAGACCCAGTAACATTAAGATTATCTAACCAAGTAGATACTTGACTGACTTGTGCATTATGAGCTGATTTAGCGTCTTCTAAGTCTTGCTTAAGATCACGAACACTAGGTACATTATCCCACTTAGCCAGAGAAGATTTAGAAGCGTATATGTCTTTAGCTACTTCATCTTTAATTATATCTTCGTCATTCATATTTAATATCTTCTCTTGTATAAGTTTTATAATACTACACTAGTATATTAGTAATAAATGTATTATACGTATTATTGTTGTGATGCATTATAAGCATCAATAACTTCTTGGGTATGTACAGCTGCACAAATAGCTTGTACTTTTGGATCTTCGTCTGTGTAATCATGCCCTGGAACACATACATGACGGTGGTAAGACTGAGATATAATTTGCCCGTCTTCTAGAATACGAGTTGCTGTACGCACTTGGATACATCCGTTCTCAAGCATTTCGCACTTGTCTACTACTACTTCTTTTGTTAAAGCCATGTTGGCCTCCTTAGTTTTGTTAAATGTCCACCCTTAGAATCCACTAGGGGTAATTAAATCTCGTATGTAGCACACAGTATAAGAGCACCAGATCCTGACGCTGAACAATCGGTATCAGTTATGGCATTTACACTGCTGCCTTTTAAAAACGATATATAAGTGGCTGAAGTAGGCACAAAACCACTTACTGAAGTTGTAGCTTCGTCAAAATTAAAAGCATTACAATACGACACTGTTATTGGTGAATAAGTTGAGCTTGTGAATGGTAAACCCCCTAGTCGTAATGAGCCTACAAT